CGCGCCAGTACTGGCGCGAGATGGAAAAATAAATAATTACAAACAAATGCATTCAATGCATATGCATGCATATCTTAATTTCTGTAACTTAAACCCGCATGATCGCCTGCTAACTCAATAAAACGACGTAAAACATCATTTGTCATCCAAGTCTTTTCAGTTAAGTGCCATACCCAACCGAGTATACCTTCATGGGTAGAGCAACCAGCCAATGGGATGTTATAGGGATAACTGACATCGATGACTATATAGCTATCAATGATTCTTACTTGTCTAGCCAGCAAAGCATCATCCATAATTATTTCTTCTACAAGATCGCGTCCAACGCTAACAATTGTCATATTTATCACCTAATTTTGAGAAATTAATAGAAAAAATATATTAGCGTTTTTTATGAGTAAAACACAAAAAAGATAAGATTTATTTGAATTATGTGAGCAGGATAAGGCTTTTTCTTTTCGGTCACTATAATACATCGCGATTAAACAGATAACTAGGTGTGCAAGCCGTTCAGATCTTCCTCCAAAATCGCCTACGCTAATTTATTGTATATAATAATGCCGTTTACCTGAGCCGGTGTTATATCTTCGATATCGAGATTTGTGGCTTCATTGATGATTGAGCGCGTGGGACGCTTTGCTTTCCATCCGAACTGAGCGAAATAAAACTGTTTATAACAGCCAGTATTTTCATGTCAAACATGAGAACCGTAAAGACACCAGGGTTAGCGGATTTTCATCCTCATGATTTGGCGATTAATTTATTTTGTTGCAGCTAATAACCCCCCCGCAGTGGCGAGGTCAGGTAAAAGAGCCCATCGCGAGTGCGAATTTTGTTATTTCTGAGATGAGAATCAGTAGAATTACGCCAAGGGTTTTACTCTAAGTTTCAGCTTTATCATTGGTCTATTTTCTTGCCCTTTCTTTAAAAATTCATTTTTATCATTGTTGTAACCGCAATTTAGGCAAACATAATCCCCACTCCACCCTCTGCGGGTAACTTCTTTTCCGACACCATCTGAAAATCATAACCACTCCACGGTGAGTTAACTTGTAAGAGGGATGATATCAACCAAAACAAGAAATGGAAAATGACCCACGAATAAATATCATTATATTACAACAAGGTAACTCTATTTTCATTTATATACCTCAAATCGGTACCCACATATCTAGCAGAATACAAATGCATTATGACACCTCGATAAAAATAACAGTTAAGTGAGTCTTTGTATGATAGCAAGCCCAACTTATATTCTGCATGTTCCTGCGCTGGCCATATCTTAAAATCGATCATTTAATCTTTCTTGAAATATCACTAAAGCCCAACCACTCATCAATCACCGAATATGAAAATACTTTATCATCCAAGTTCACAGCCCCCCCTCGCACCAACGCCTCCAGCTCCCACCGCTCAGCCACTATCCCTTGCTGTAACAGTTCCCGCCCAATTTGCCACGCCCTATCCTTTTCACGCTGGGTAAGCCGCTCTGATGGAGCACGATCGCGCGCTTTGCTTGGGTTATAGCTTTGTTGTTGTCGCTTTATGCTGGATGGCTGCGCTTTTATTGCATCCCTTAACGTCTTGGCGACGTCTGGCTCATCCCAGCCAACATCGCCGCTCTCAACCAGTTTTATCACCGCTGCGGCGTACTCAGACTGTGTAACTGGCGTTTCTATGTCATTACTGTGCAGAGCCTGCCCACAGTTATTGACAGGACTCCGAGGCGCGCCGGGGGCGCTTTTTAAAGTCAAAGAATCAAGGTCAACAGCCTTGCTCACAATGCGCCATTTCGTCTCGCGGGTTTTATGGATGTGATCGGCACCAAGATGAGGGGCAAAAATACCAACGACCTTCTGCACTTCTTCGTCGTATTCATTGAGCTCTTCGGTAATCTCGCGCATGACACGCACCGTCTGTAAATCACGTGGCACATTGGCACCGCCTTGCGCAGCGATGTAAGTGGCAAAATCACCGGCATCGGCTGCGGCGCGTACCGCCTCAACTCTCTCGTCAAAACTTTCGGCCAGACTAATACCGCGCAGGCTTTGGCTACGGCACTCGCGATATGCGCCCATGGTTGGAACGCCAATGGGATGAAATTGTGGAATACGCCAGATAGACGCCCACGCAGTGACAGCAGCGGCGGCATCAGATAGTGGCTTGCCGGTTTCAAAATCCAGCTCACCCTCCAGCGCATAGCCGTCGATATTCTTGGCAATGTATTTCGCGATATATCCCGCCGCGCAGCCCTTATACATATGCTTGCACTGGAATCGGTTTTCTTCGGCACCGCGCTCGTCACCATCTTCTTTCAGCGCGTATTTTCGCATTACGGCGATCACTTCCCGACGCTGTTTCGGATGGCAAAAAAGCAACATATGCCAGTGTGGTGTACCGTCGTGGTGAGGCTCCACAACGCGCATCCCATAAACTTTCAGTTCCCGATCTTTAAACGCGGTGCGCATTTTGCCCCAGATACCACATAGATAACGCTGACCGTCTTTGGGTGAATACGCTTCGCCATCCCATTTATGGTTAAGCTGAACGCGCTTATCGGCCTTCTTACCGATTTTGCGCGTTGGGTGATATTTGGAAGGCGTGGTGATGGTGACAAATAGCCCACAATGATGCTGGCTTGCCGCAAAACCTTCGATCCCGGCGATATTACTCATCAACTCCATGCGGCGGATTTTTGGGTTAGAAATACTCGCCAACACTTTATCAATAAGGTCGAAACGCTCGCCGGTCTCGACGTTCTCCAGCTCTTGCGATTTCAGATACTCCAGATTAGCTAAACGGCGCGACTGAACATCCCGGATGGCGACTTTGCTGGCATATTCTGACCGCTGGAAATTAACCTCACCGGCTGCAATCAGTAACGCTTCACGCCATTGCATACGCAGCGCTTTAAGTTTACGTATCCACCACTCCTCGTTAACCAAACGCATGATGCTACGTAGCGCCTGTTGCTTATTCAGTTCACCCTTGCAATAACGCATCCAGTATTTAGGCGTAATATTGAATGACGACCGAGCAGCTCCTGCCACCAGACCGTAAATTTCAGCCTGTGCCTCATCGCTAAATAATGAATTTTTGTCGCCATCGTGTTCACTGACATATTGGTCACTGGCATGTTCATAAGCCGTAGACAGGATCGAGGAAATATTACCGGCCAATCTTTTGAGTTCTTTATCGTACAGCCCTGGTAAGCGTGAGTATTGGCTCGCCTCACCGATAAATAGTCCATAGGTATAACCGCTTAACTTCATTTCATACTTAGCGTTAATTTTGGTGATGCGCGGCCAGATACGCGGCATAAAAACGTTGAGCAAAAAACGATGAGCGGTCAGCAGCCCTGAGTTTTTTAATAAGTAGGCGTGTCGGCCAGAAAATATCCCGCCGAGAAAATGAGGAAGCGAGCTGATTTTACGCAAAGCCTCTTGCCCCTGACGGTATTCATCACGGGTAAGAGGCTTTTCTTTGCCAATGGCTTCGCGGGGAGCATTCCAACTATAAGCGCCAACAAAGGGCGCAGGTTTTTCAGATATAAATGGTGGGGTGGATGTGGGGGCAACTCGCCCCCTGGTTGACTCATTCATTTAACGACTTTCGCCAAGATGTGAATGATAACCGTAATCATGAATAACGCCGCGCCACTTAAAAGTGCTTCGGCGGGTAAAATCCATAATGGCGCAGTTACCACCCACCACGACCAAGCGGCTAGAATACCGGTTAGCTTTAAGGTGATAAAAATAAGCGCCAGCACAGTAGTAAAAAAATTAAGCGGAGTAAATTTCATTGTTTTAGCCTGAATGGTGGGTTGAAAAAGCTTCCTGACAGAGCTTGCCAATACGCTCAATCTCAGCGACCAGCCCTGCGATACTGGTTACCGTTGAATTGCGAATATGGTGATGCGCTAAACCTGTCACCAGTTGATTGACGGTTGGGTAATAACCGATAGGATCGAGCCAATCCTCACCAGCTCTTGCACCTGATTTAGCCACCTTCTTCTGATTTAAAATGAACTGATAGTTATCTGCGGTAACGACCCACTCTTTACCGATTGGAATGCGAACCATAATTAGCCTCTGAAATGTTTGCTTTGATGTTCGTGATCTAACTGACAGGAGATACAACGAATCACGCCCGGCATTGCGGCGCGACGTTGGGCGGAAATAGGCTGATCGCAATCCTCACAAATTGAGGCCGATACACTCGGTTTCATGCGCGCGGCGTTGATGCGGCGCGCTAATATGTCTTGCTGATGCTGTTGGATCGCATCCATTAAATCTGGCATGGTGTTGCCTCCATTTGGCTATCAAGCTGGATTAATGCCTTTTGGCTTAATTCATTAAAATGGTGGCTCTCACGCATCAACGCTGATGGCGTGGTGATGGTTTTTAAATACACACAGCGCTTTACGCACAGGCTGGTAATATCTGCGATTAAATTCAACGTCTCTGAATATACGGCGCGCGTCAGGTAATATGTTTTACCGCTTTCTTTATCTACTCGAATATCGGCCAGAATAAATGTGTCGTTTTCACCCTTCGCAACAGCAAACCAATTATTGATAAAAACCCATTTCAATTCCTTCTTCATTAATACACTCCCCCATTACTTAATCCTTGGTTATGCAGAGAAACCGACTCCTGAGTCAGTAATTCGATAAGCTCTACTTTCGATAATTCTTCTTTTTGTGCATGAACCAGTATTGAGTCCAGTCGTGATGAGAAACTGACAGCAGCATCTGCTTTAGCTTGATTACGCGCCTTATTTAATAGCCGCTCTTGCATTTCTGCTTCGGCTCTACGGTGCATATCTTGGCCGACCGTTTTATACATGTGCATATAAACCTCAGGTAATAGAAAGCCCGACGCAGTAAAGCGCCTATTAAATAGCTAGGTTATTTAATTAGTGGAGATATTGCTCAGGCTTAACCGCCGTTAATATAGTTGGCGCATGTTTAAATAAACTGAGTAACTCACGCAATGCACGGAATAGTTTTTCACGCCATAAACATGATTCATCATTTAAGCGCCAATAAGGCTGGTTAAATTCTTCTTCGGTTAATTCAGCATGAAGAAATAAAGTTTTACGCTGGCTAACAGTTAAACGACCAACAAAAGCCGAGTCATCAATTCGCTCTTTACGACACTCTGCAAATGCTTCACTCAATTCGCCAATCGCGCAAACAATACGCTCACGGTCGCTATCGTTCATTTCCTGCAATTGCATCACCGCATGGCGTTGCTTTAAGTGCGCATGGAAACACATGGTCAGGCGCTCGCGCTCACTCATCCGATTATAAAAACTGCAGGTTTCATTCCAACGCGGCAAGGCTAAATGGTTGGCGATAGCGGTACGCAGCCCGGCGGGTAACTTGCGGGTAAGCTCTAAGGTCACAACTGTCATTTTCTTCCCCACACTTTTGAATGCTTAATCGCTTCGATAATGTTTGCACGGCGACGACGGATAATGATCCCTTTGCGGCCTTTTCCGTGGGTAATTCGAGTATCCAGACAACGAGCCGCCTGATGGTTACAGAGCAGCGGTGCGATTGATATTGGTTGTTGCATACACCCTCCTTATAAATCCATTGGTAACAGTCCACGTAGTAGACGGTTGCAAATAGATGCCGAGTTTTAGCCATGATCGGCACATGGTATTTTGTGGTAGGATCGGATCGCCAAAAACAATCAGCCACAAAAGAGGTAATAAATGGATAATAAAAAAATTAATGAATTAATCACTTCTCTCGAAAAAGCATTAATGTTAGCCAATGCAATTCCTTCAACTATCGAAAGTTGGGAGCTGGCAGATAAAGCTAATAGATTGTCAATCCAGTTAAGAGAGATAATTCAATCAAAAATGTCGACTACACATAAAAGCTTTAATGATATAAACAGCTAATTATCTAGACTGTGCTGTGCGGCTTTTTCACTTCGGTATGGTCGCACAAGCACATTAAAGATATCGTCCCAATCATCTTTGCTTATTAATTTAATACCCAACTCACGCCCTTTTTCTTTTATGCATTGAGCCAATGCTAATCGATAGTCAGTGCTCATGCCGATAGCTTTTACCTTTGCTCGCATATAGCCATCTTCAAGTAAACATTTCAAATCCAAACGAAGGATTTCTACTGACCCATCAGTACTGCGAAAAACCAAATCATCACCATCGATAAAAATAGGTTCACTTAGAAGCTCCTCAGTGGTTTCCCATTTCCTTGGGTTCTGAGTAACGACTAGACTATTTGAGGGGGAGCTTTTCCCCACATCGCCACGAAAAAGAATTACGGTTAGTTCACTTGATACCTGCTCCATGTTTTCTCCTTATGCCGCACGGCTTGATTTACTTATAGTGACTTAAAGCCCCATCCATAACAGCCATGCATCGCGCTGTTCAATTGGCCGATTATAGAAAGCCTCTCTCACTCCTCGGTTAAACTCAGGAATGTAAATCCACTTATCACCGGCACGCGCGTTTACCTTAGTTGGATCGCGTAACTCAATGAATGGCAACTTACTATTCTTAGTCATTTCTCTAATTGCGGTCTCTGGTTTCCCGATCAGTTCCGCAAACTTAGATTCATGAACTGCATCAAGCGGGTACCGAATCACATAATCTTCAACTTTCATCTGTGCTAACCTCTTTTGATCCAACCCCTTACAAACCGCTTAAAAACGCTTGAAGGGTTAGTTTTTTGCTGCCCGAAAGGTCAGTAAATGATGACCTTACGCAATAATAGTCAGGAGATAATGACCATGTCAAGAGATTACTCTGAGAAGTTAAAGTCCATCAGGAAGGCTGAAGGACTAACTCAACAACAATTTGCTGTAATCACTGAGTTATCAGTCGGCACTATAAAGAACTACGAAACAGGCCAACATGAAGCAAAAGCTCTAACCGCCGAAAAAGTGTTAGAAGTTGAGCAATTTCAAAAATATACCCTTTGGCTGATGACTGATAAAACCGCACCGGAAGCGGGACAAATAGCACCGGCCATCGCACACAGTGGGCAAGAGAAAACCACCTCAGGCCGTTAAGGCCGGAGAACTGGTTAGATATTTGTTATCAATATGCAGACTGGCTGTGGTTTGAGGCAGGCTGTTACATCGGAGGGCTTCGCTATGGCGATTAAGAAGCTCGATGATGGTCGTTATGAAGTGGACATTAGACCTTGCGGACGCGAAGGACGTCGTATTCGTAAGAGATTTGACAGAAAAACCGAAGCTATCGCCTTTGAGCGATATGTCATCGTAAACGCTAGTAGAAAAGAATGGGCGAACAAGCGGACAGATCGCCGCAACTTGAGTCAGTTAGTCGAGGTATGGTGGCTATACCACGGCCAGAATCTCAAGAATGGCGCGATTGAAAAACGTCACCTGATCAAAACCATATCAGCGATAGGTGACAAGACCGTAAATCAGCTCACTAAACGCGTATTAATGGAACATCGCAGTCTGCGCCTGACTAACGGCATTAGCGCAGCCACGATAAATCGCGATCTCTATCGGTTTTCAGGGATGTTTTCTGCACTGATAAAGCTCGAGGAGTTTGCAGGGCAAAATCCGTTACATGGTTTACCGCCATTAGCTGAAAAGAATCCGGGTATGACGTTCTTAGATTCGGATGAAATTAATCAGTTGTTGTCGGTGTTATCTGGAGACGAACGGCTTATTGCGCTGTTGTGTTTAAGCACTGGCGGTAGGTGGGGAGAAGTCAGCACATTAACCCCCGCTCAAGTCATGAATGGCCGCATCACATTTTTAGAAACTAAAAATGGAAAGAAACGCACAATTCCAATATCCGCAGAGTTGGAGAAAGAAGTGAAAGACAAAGCCAGTGGGAAACTCTTCGACGTGGATTACGTGAAGTTCTGTAAAACACTGCGAGATGTAAAACCAGATCTGCCGCACGGTCAGGCCACCCATGTGTTACGTCACACTTTCGCCAGCCATTTTATGATGAACGGCGGGAACATCATTGCACTCCAGCAAATACTCGGACATGCCAACATTCAGCAAACAATGGCCTACGCGCATCTGGCGCCAGATTACCTCCAAAACGCCGTTATCCTTAATCCATTAAAGGGAGGATTAGCTGCCGAAACGCGTCCACAAACTGTCCACACTTAA